TATTACTACATCGGCAAGAAAGCCAAGGTCGAAGCGTACAGCGCGGCCAAGGCCAAGAAAGGCGACGCTACCTATCTGCGTAAGCGCGCCATTCGCGTGATGAGTCGCAAGAACCCGAGCGATGCGTACACTCTGGTCGCTCCGATCTACAACAACGCTATCTTGAACAAAGAAGCGTTGGCGATTCAGCGCGATCTGATCAAAGCAATCGAGCAGCACTCCAAGGGTACTGAAAAGACCAAGGCGCGCGCTTCCGAGATCACTCAAGCTACGCAAGCTACCAACACCGCCGATTTCCGCAAGTCTGCTGATCTGGTAGTTAGCACTCTGCTGGGTGCCGCTGGCTCCAAGATCAAGCAAGCGAACATCTTCGAGTCCGCTCCGATGCGTGGCGTGCCTGCGGTCTACATCAACGTCCCGGGTGCGGGTGTTCTGGTTCTGCGTCATGCAACCAAAGCCCAGTTGGCTGCGGCCAAGAAAGCGGCAACTACTACCAAGGAGTAATGTGCCATGAGTAAAGTTACGATGGATGAGTTCGAGAGCACTGGCGACCCGATGCTTGACGACAACTTCGAGATCATTTTCTCCAAGCTGCCTGTCAACGGTCAGGACGGTGCGAAGAGCCTCCGCATTCACACCAAGTCCGGTACTCTCCCGGGTATGTCACTCGAAGAAGTGATGAAGGAAGCGTTCGGTTATCAACTCCGTTACGCTGGCCGTAAAACTTGGAGCGGCAGCTTCCAGTTGGAGTTCAACGAAAACCACGAAGCGAAGATTCTCAAGATCCTGCGCGCGTGGGCTGCGTTGATCAAGAGCACGAAGCGCGGCACTGGTAAGTTCAAAAAGGACTACGCCGCTGTCGCTACCTTCCGCATCCTTGACCAAGAAGGTAAAGTGGTTGATGAGACCACTATCAAAGGTGTGTGGCCGTCCCAAGTTCCCGATTACCAATTCAGTGGTGCAGCGCAAGCCGTTCCCTGCTCGGTGGACTTCAAGTTCGACTACACCCTGAGCAAGGACGACAACTAATAAAAGGGGGCCATGTGCCCCCTTCGGAGGATCTTGTGCCAAATTTGATTAGCCAGTCGGCTGCAAAGATTCCGCCGTATCAGGAATTCGATTGGTTCGTTTTTATCGGCGTACGGCCTGTCACGCTAGAGACGCGCACTCACGAAGTTCAGATCGATGCGACTGAGCGTTTCGGCACATGGGTTGGCGCTCGCGGTAAGATCTACGTCGTGCATGAAGACGCACCGGACATTGTGTTTCCTGCAACTCCCGCTCAAGCGCGTTCACTGATGGGACGGGCGAAAGCGTACAAGGGTCGCGTTAAAGGCAAAGCCGTTACGAATTCCAAAATCGGTAAAAGTATTGAGAGAGACCCTGACGCTAAACCTGTGGATCCCGAACCTATCAAGGCGAAGGCCGACAGTGGCGTCAAGGCGGTGTTAGCGGAAATTCGCAAGCAGCCTTTCCATAAGCCTCGCTCCATCGTTTACATGCGACGGGCCGAGGACATTGATGGCAGCACCATTCTGTATTTCGATGCCACAACTTCCTATCTCGAATCCTTGAAGAAGGATGCGGTGTGGGAGAAGTATGCAGAGAAGTTGTTGGTCGCTGCGATGAAGGGTCAAGACGTCGAAGTCGGTGCGTCAGTTATTCCACCGTCGAAGAAGTCTAAAGCAATTGCCGTCCTTTTGGTACGTGTGCCATGATTTCCCTAGCGGAATTGGAAGCAGGCTCGTCCGGTAAGTACGAGCCGTTTCTTTCTCACATGTGGCGAGTTGCGCAGATGCCTGCTATCGGGGGGCAATCTCTTCCAGTAACTTTTGTGGAAGGCGTATCTCTGCCGTTCCCTACCTTCACCGAGAGATCCAAAGCTGTAGCAAGCACGGAAATCTATCTCGCCAACGGAACCCGTCCCGGTGAGTTTACGATGCAGGTGGGCATTGACCAATTTCAATCAGCGTGGCGTTACTTCACCGACTGGATGAACTTGGTGCAGAACCCGTACACTGGCGGATTCCGATTGCCGTCCGTGTATAAGAAGCATGTTCCGGTGTCGCTGTATGATGTGACAGGCAAAGTCATGGTGACTGCAACTGTCCGCAACTGCTGGCCTACTGGATTTAACCTTGGCGAACTTGGCGGCACCCCGAGCATTCAACTCGGACAAGTGCAGTTCAAGTGCGAGGCACTAATCCCATCTTGGAGTCGTTAATCATGATCGTAGTACACACCAATTTGCTTGGCTCGCGTATGGCGCAGCGTGCGGGTATCGACTCGTTCGCAATGCGGCCTTTCAATGGCGCGGCCCTTATCAGACTGAAAGATTGCCCGCGCGGAGACCTCAACGCAGAACTTCGCGCATTCATCGAGTTGCTTGAAGAGAACATCGACGCAGACAGTTGCGATACTGATTTGCTTTGGCAAAACCTGACCGTCTTCGACGTGTGGCAGTTGGTTGTGATGATGTGGATGGAAAGTAAAGTGCCACTGGTACTCGGCGGCACCTGCACGCATCCGGTCTACAACTACGCTCATGATGGCGATCTTCATCGTACCTATCACGCTCTGGAAATTCCAGAAGGCGGCACCGTCACTCACGTCGAGCAATGTGGCGGTGGTGCAGCGGGGCATATCGTAAACTCTGACGTTCGCATTCGTTATGTGCGCGACGACGTTTGGGATACGCTGCCGCATCCTGACGTGACACTTCCGCTCGCCGTTGACTACCTGTCCGGTGAGTACGACTACACCAATCGCCGCGACATGCTGTTGCTGTGCTTGAGTCGCATCGAAGACCTCGACGATCAGGATCCTGCTCTGTTCATGAAGACCGTGCAGTGGTTGAACGGTAACTGGCACGGCGTTGTTTCTGATGCGCTGATGGTGTGCGGTTCCTGTGGCCGCGCGCTGGAAACTCAATGGCATATCGGCATCGAGACCTTCTTGGGATGATGACCGAAGCAGTAACCAAGTTCGGGGGATTTCCTAGCGGGCGTGAGGACGTCACTGTCCGACAGATGCACACGCAGGAAATGCAGGCGTTGTATAACGCGCTGTATTACAACGACCCCGATTTGTTCCTTGCCGTCATTCAGAACATGACTGACGCCAACGTTTATGAAATGGAAGACGATGACTTCCGTTATCTGCTCGCCTTGTTCGATAAGGTGTCGTACACCGATGACACGCGAACAATTACGTGGCGTTGCCTTGCCCCGCGATGGGTTAAGGGCACACTCGGACAGGCGGGCTACGACTACACAGACCGCGACCCTCAAGATCCGCACTACCACAAATCAACGTGCGGGTCTCTCGTCACCAACGAGGTGCGCTTCCGTGTGAAGACTGTAGGCACGCGCCGCAATCTCCCGCATGGTATCCGTCACCCGCTCGTTAAATCGTATCCCGAATCCGTGCGCTTGATCGAAGACGGTGTTGACCGTGATTTGGTCGAGGTAGCGCGCTGGGTCGATACTGACCTTCCGCTGATCACTACGTTACGTGAAATGACGCTGAGTGAAATTGCGGAAGTGCGTCGCGTGATGTATAGCTGTATCGAAGTGCAGAAGACTTTGCAGTGCAACTTCTGCTCGAACAACCCGACAATCTCTGAGCCACTTTCCTTCACGTCGTACCTGCGCATCTTCTCTGAAATCTCAATGATGAATATGGAGTTCAACCTCAACGTGCATTTCGGTGCCGTGATACCGAACTCCATTCCGTTGAAGAAGTTGCTTTACATGCACGGGTGTTACGTTCAAGACAAACGTGAAGCTGATAAGAAGCGAAGGGAGCGTCAAGCCAAAGGAGCCAAGTAATGCGTAGATCGCACAAGGCGTTGCTTGCCGAAGCCGCTGACGCATTGGTGTTCGGGGGCGTAATCGGTGCGCCCGCAGAGAAGCCCGAACGCAAAGCTCGAACCCCGAAAGCCAAGGCCAAAGCACAAGGAACGAAATCGAAGCGCGAGGATAATGTCACACGTCTCGAAACTCCGAACGTGCAGCGTGCGCCGTCAATCGAGGAAGAGGAAGAAACCCCTGTACCTGAGCGCGTCGATGATGCGTATCAGAAAGTTTTCCAAGCGTTGAACACGCAAGGACTTGAATCACTGCTCGCCACCCAGAACGACAAGCTGGATAAAATCTTGCTGGTGTTGTTGCGTTGGTGGAAGTGGGATCGCGACCAGCTCCGCGAAATGATGGTTGAATCGAAGAAGCGCCAACGCCTCGCGCAGTTGGAACAGTCGCAGGCAGAGAACGCCGCACGTCAAGCCAAGCAAGGCGGAAGCGGTGGCGGTTTCCTCGAAGCCATGTCCGACTTGTTCGGTGGCGGTGGCCCTGATGTTGATTTGCCTGATGGCCCCGACGGTAAGAAGCGCAAGCGTCGCACTCGCAGACAGCGCACACGTCCTACCGGAAGAGGTGGGCGGTTCGGTGGTCTGTGGCGACGCACTGTTGAACGCGCGAAGACATTCGATGGCAAAGTTCGTAACGCCCCACGCGCACTAGCCAACAAAGTCGATGACCTTGTGCGTGCCGGAGGTTCGCGTGCGATGAGTGCGTTGAGTTCCGGCGGTAAGCTCGCAACTCTGTTAGGTGCAGGTGGTGCTCTTGTTTACTCTGGTGCCTTGAATGACGGTGAGGATGATCTCGTTCGCCGTATGCACGAGGAGGAAGCGGAGAAACAGCGTCCGAAACCAAAACCGAAAGCCGCAACCACTGCCGATGTTGCTGACGACTTGACTCCGGCAACCGTTAAGCGCACTGCGCAGGAAGCGGTTGACGACGTTGATGCAACTGCGAAAGCCGCGAAGCCCAATGTCAAAACTCCCGACCTGCCGAAGTCTGCTGAGAAAGGAATGTTCAGCAAGGTCGCGAAAGCCGGAAAGGGTGTCGGTAACGCAGTGAAGTCCAACGCGATTATCTCATCTGCGTTTGCGGCACTCGACGCTTACAACATCGCATCCGACGACACGATGACCGATAAGGAGAAAGAGAAAGCGTACTCTGGACTCGCTGGATCTTCTGCGGGCGGTATCCTCGGAGGTATGGGGGCAGCGGCAATCGGGGCAGCAATCGGACAAGTGCTGATTCCAATTCCCGGTGTAGGTGCCGCAGTAGGTGGCGCAGTCGCGGGAATCGCAGGCTCGTATTTCGGATCCGAAGCCGGACAGGCCGCAGGTGAAATGACTTACGACATTGTGGTCACGCAACGCGATGGTGAGAAGGCGAGCGAAGAGCAGGACGCCGCAATCAAAGTGGACGTCAAGTCTCCCGCAATTGACAAGATTGCAGAGGCAGCCGATAAGCAAGAGCGCACGACAGGCAACTGGTTCACGCGCACTTTCGGCAGCATGTTCTCGGCCAAGACAGGCCCGCAGTCAACGCCATCGAACTACGCAATGGGCGGCGCATCCAGTTATGCGTTCAGCGGAGGTGGCAGCAACTACAGCTATCAGACCCGCAACCCAGCGGCAGGCGCAAGTTACAATGGCGGTGCCAGTACGTCGTCGGTTTCCAAGATTGATTACACCAGCGACCCGCGCTATGTGCAAGGTCAAGGCGTATTGAAGAACTTGGCGAACAACGACAAGGTTGAAGCGCGTCTCTCCAACTGGTCGGGGCTGATTGAAGACAAGGCGAACAGGCACGGCGTCGATCCATTGTTGGTGCGCAGTATCATGAAGCAGGAGTCAGGCGGCCAGAACAAAGTCAGCTCACATAAAGGGGCTGCTGGGCTGATGCAGTTGATGCCGGACACTGCGCGCGGGTTAGGGGTGCAGAATTCTTACGACCCCGCGCAGAACGTCGAAGGCGGCACGAAGTACATTAGCCAGATGATCAAACAGTTTGACGGCAACGTTCCGGTGGCACTCGCAGCGTACAACTGGGGCCCTGGGAACATGCGGAAGTTGATTAAGCGCATGGGAACCACGGACATAAATGAGTTGATGCCGCATCTGCCTGCTGAGACTCGCGGGTACGTGACCAACATCACCCGCAACCACTCGCAGTACAAAGCGCAGCTCGACGCGCAGCAGGCGGCGGAAACCGCGAAAGCATCTGACACGAAATCCTCTGTCGATGTTGCACGCACCGATACCGCGACCACCGAGCGCGACACCAGCGAAGTGAAAGTTGACCGCACAGACACCAGCGATAACATTGTGGCCGCTACAAGTCAGCCGCAAGTAAATGTTACCGTTCCTCCGCCTGCGCCTGATAAAAAGGCCAAGGTCAAATCAGCAACCAAAGAAGGCCAGAAGCCGCCCGCAATGTTGGCGCGTCAGGGCGGATCAGCTCCAACCACGCTCGACGATATGCCCATCCTTATTGCGGATCACGGCCTCGGCAGTCTTCTCTCTGGGAGGATTTAATGGCGAATTATCTTGTAGGTTCGGGGGCCGGAGGCGGCTCCCTCAACCTCGGCTTGAATCTCGGCGGCTTGCTTCCGTCGCGTGAGGATATGCTTCACGTTGACAACATGTACCGCATCAAGATTTATAACTCTGCGAACACGATTGCGTTCAGCGGTTACGTTCCAGAGGATTTCAACTTTAGTCTGGCGAGTAACTGGTCGTCGCCTTTTGAAGGCATGTCGTTAACCGATGCCGCAGGTGCTACAGGTGCGGCCCTCGGCGGCGCGCTGAAATTCGGGGGCATGTCGTCACAGCACAAGTTGCTGACCGCACGCATCTGGGATTCTCCCGGTTACTTCACGTTGGAGTTGCCGATATTCCTCGACGCATACCGCGACACTGAAATCGAAGTCATGCGTCCGATGGTGCAGTTGCTTTCAATGGCTGCCGCCGACGAAAATGATTACGGCTTCCTCGTCCCGCCTGGGCCCGTTCCTGCAATGGAAGTTCTGAATGCCGCAACGAGTTTGATCGGCAGCCGCCAAGACCCTACCGCAGGCGGGGGCCAGTTCGATTCGAAAGAAGCGTTCACTATCCAGCTCGGGAAGTTCTTCAAAATGTCTCCGGCGATTATCACCAACGTAAGTGCGAGCGGTGATAGCGCGTTCGAAGATGAGACAGGCAACCCAATCTCGGCCGACTTTATGCTGACCATTGAAAGCTACTTCGCGGTTACTCGTCGTGACCTCGCGCAGTGGTTCGGCACGGGCGACGTTCTCGGCTCAAAAGTGAACAACATGTTCGGCACTGGGCTGTAAGGGGGCACCGTGATTGATGAGTTTGGTTTTGATCCGCTGCGTGATGACTTGATGAATGTGCTCGACGCTGACAGCTTCCGCTGGCATACCGTCGCACAAACCGAGTTCAGCAATCCGCAGACAATCGCGTACCGCTACTTCAACTCGCACCGTTACTTCGATGCCATCTTGGCCTTCAATGGTCTGGTGCATCAAAGTGAAGTGCGCGTCGGAATGCGGTTGAAAATTCCTGTAATCAAATCGGAAACCAAGGTACAAACCAAGGTGTACGAACTGTAAAGGATCAATGTCATGGCAGAAGGTGGCATTAGTGGTCAGTTTTATCTGTCCCTAAAAATCAACGGGCAAGACCTGCCTGCCCTGCGCGACTGCGTTCGTTCAATCACAATCGTCAACGGCGTTTTCGCTGTGCCGTCTGCAACGTTGGAGTTGGATGACAGGCATGGCGTGTTCAACGGCGCTGCCGCTCTTGTAGATGGCACGAAGATAACGATCACCCGTGGGCGCACTGGCGCAGTGAAGACGTCCACGTTTACCGTGATGGGCAGCACGCAAAGGTCAGAGCGCGATACGCGAATCCGTGTTACTGCGCTGCTTGATGTGCCGAAGTTTTTCGTCGATGTGCGTGCCTACACGAAGCAAGGCCCGAGTTCCGCAGTGCTTCAAGATGTGGCGAGCAAGCACGGACTGACGTTGGAGACAAACGTCAGCTCTTCCGACGACAACATGCCTTGGCGTTCCTTCAACACCACACCGCGCATGTTCCTCGAAACCGTGGAACAGCACATGTATCTTCCGGACGGCGGCTATCCGCAGATTGTCGTCACCGAAGATAAGCGGTTGCGTGTGATGGACGTCATTAAGCAGATGGACAAACAGCCCGCCAAGTTGTTCTGCTTCAACTACTCGCCGCCAAGCGAAGCCGCTATCATTGCGGAGATTTCGTCGAAGAGCGTCAGTGGCGCGATGAACATGAACGTCAGTTACGGTACGCAAACGCGCGCCACTAACTCCGACGGGAAAGTCGAGCGCTACGACAAAGGCAAGATCAAAGCCCAAGGTACGCCGAACGTTAACAGCGAACAGCGCAGCCAAGTTGCGGGTGCCAAGGTGAACTTCGAACACCACATGGCGGTATCCAACGGGGCGAGTGCGAGCGTTCACAAAAACTGGGTGAAGGCGTCCGACAACTGGCGCAGACAATTCAGCGCATTCAGTGAGTTCCAACGTATTCGCGTTGAGGGTTCACTGTACGACGTTGACTTGCTCGAACCCATTGAGGTTTATGCTGGTGTGATTCGCCCGAGCGGTGAGACGTTGAACAAGCGTCAGTCCGGCAAGTGGCTGGTTGCTGGGTCAACTGAGTTGATTCGCAAAAGCGGCATGAGTACCGCGTTGCTGCTGATGCGGAACTTCACAGGTGAGAAGGGAACCACCGAGTTAGGTGGCGGCAGTAATGAAGGCGTGCCGAACTCGCCGTCTGTTGCTGATGAGGTGCGGCCACCGCAGCAAAACGATAGTGTGCGCCAAGGTGCGGACGGCATGTCTGCTCTCGAATCTACCTCCGATAGTCAGTGGGGGAAGATCGACAACATGCTCAACGCATTCGCCAACGGCTCGCAGTCTATCCTTGAAGGCATTCCGGAACTCGCCAACAAGTACGGGCCGAACACCGATTTCCTCGATGCGTTTATGAGTGAGTTCAACATGGCGACGATGGCAAACAGTCTGTGCTCGATGCTGTCCCCGCTTGAGAAACTGGTGCTGAACTTCTCAATCAAAGACCCGGGATCAATCTTCGCGATGTTGAGTGGCCGCCTCGATATGATTGAGGACTTGCTCGCGTCGTTCTTCGATGATCTCAATTCGTTGATTTCGAAAGGCGACATTCCGGAGAACTACCGCGACGTTCCCTCAATCAACGTGCCGTGCGCTGAAAACAAAATGTCCGACCTCAATGCTTCCATCGGTGACAAGCTGGGCACCCGCTGTCTCGATGCGCTGTCGCTGGACAGACTGCATGGCCCGAGCATTGAGCTGGGCGGCTTGCTCTCCAAGTGGGAAGAGTACCTTCGTAAATATGCGTGTGCGTTCGGCAGCGAAAACACCGCAGGCATGGAGATCGAATGATATGCGTGAAACCGCCGCACACCCTAACAAGGGGCTGCGCACCGACCAGCCCTATGAAGCAATTGTCGTGGATGAAAACGATCCTGACAAGCTCGGGCAGATACGTGCGCGTGTCCCAGGTTTGATGGATGGAATACCTGACGACCAGTTGCCGTGGGCACGTCCGCGCGATTGGAATCATCCGTTCGGTCAGATGGCGAAGAAGAAAACGGGAATCGGCAAGACCAGTTTCTTTGGCGGCATTCCACGTCGCGGGAACAAGGTCGAGCTGTTCTTTCCCACGGGTGATGCTCACGTCGCACAATGGTCGGCAGCGAATCAAATCGACAAGCTGTCGAAAGACCAAGTGTATGACGTCAACTACCCGAACCGTTTAGGTATGCGTTTCCCCAACGGGTTTCAAATCCTTGTGGATACGCAAACCAACGAACTCATCTTCATCAATCCGGGTGACTATCATTGCGTGTTCTTCGGCGACGTTAACCAAACGATTGTCGGCAACCAGCAATTGATCGTCACGGGCGACAAAGGTGAAGTGCCGTCATACATTTCGAACGACCCGAACCTCTCGGCGAAATTCTTGAAGCATGACGGCAAAGGTAAAGTCCCATTCAAGGGATTGCTCGGCAAGAAGATGGGCTCGCAGCACACACTGATCAAGGGCCATCAAACTGTCGAAGTCCACGGCGACCGCAAGGACGTCATTAAGGGCAAGTACGATATTGAAGTCGGCAAGGGCCTCAATATCAAGGCCGGAAAGGATATTGTCATCAAGTCTGGTGGTGACATTATCGAGAAGGGCAACAACATCAACCTCAACTAAGGTGACACCATGCTTATTGCTGAGAACGCGCTGAACGTCGTCAACATGAAAACTCACGCCGCTATCGCGCACCCTGCGCGTGGCCTGCGTCATGTGCGACTGGACATAGCTGCCATTTCCTCGGATCCTACTTACAGCACCACGGCGCTTGAGCTGAATATCAGCGCCCTGCTGCAAGGCATCATCTTCTACGACAACGACGCTCTTGTTGAAGACACGGAAACCGCAGGCTGGTCGATCATTGCGGCGGAGCACATCGCAATTCCGGTTCCGTCGAGTATGCTGAAATACATAGAGTATTCGAAAGACAATGGACGCCGCTGTGTGGCGTGCGCCATCGCCGAATACCTTACCAACTACCTCAACGCGAACATGGTGCCGTGTGCGCTGACTGCATCTATCGACAGTCGCAGTCTGGTTATCAATGACGCAGTGAAAGGGATCGGTGAGTTGGAGGGCGACAACTTCGCATACACCACCAACATTCTGGGCTACGGCATTTCCAAGTCGCGCGTTGTGTTCACTCGCGCCGTTCTGTCTGCGCAGATGCCGCGCCCGATTGCGGACGACGATACTCCGCCGAGTGACGTCTACGTGTTTGAGTTCGGCGAGGATACTCCCGAGTGGTGTGAAGACCATGTGCGTCGTCACTTCGACTTCGACTCCGATGCCGAAGACCTGCGCATCATGAAGCGGGGCTCGCGCTCTATCCCGCTGAGTTCGCTGAGTGCTGCAACTTCGGTGAGCCCGTACTTCATCCAGAAGTGCGCACCTGAGATTTACCTGAAAGAAGCCAAGTCACTGGTTGCGGTTTCCGCAACTGGCGGCGGAACTTTGCTGCTCCTGTAAGGCGGCAAACGATAATTTAGGGTCGGAGGACACCATCATGAAAGTACACGTAAGTCTTAACGTGGCTTCTGAATCTGGTGTCACCGACCCTGTTGTTCGTTTCGTGCGAAATTTGCGTGAAGCGGCATACGGGGCCGGTGACAATGCGATCAAGAAGCTGCTATCGAAAATTGATCCTGACCATGCACAGGATATGAATATCGCAGTGGTCGGCAACCCATCGCTGATGGCAACTGAGCCTGTCGGGTTCATTGTCGAAGATACCGTAGACGATTCTATTCCGGTCGCCTACTTCGGTGAACACAAGAAAGTGGCAGACGTTAAACTTGGTACGGATGGAATTCGTGCGAAGGTTGATGGCCGTCAGGCTTATTTCAAAGTGCTGATGCGGATGCCGCTCGACTCTTTCTAAGGAGAAGACATGAAGATCAACGTCAATGCGCGTATCGCAAATCCGCAGATGGAAAGTCTGAGCACGCGCCGCCGTGGCCGCCAGAATGATCCTGACCGCCACACTCCGGCTGGTTACGCTGCCGTTCACCCGACGGTGCAAACCCGACTCTACATCGAAGAGCAGTTGCGTGAATGCAAACTCGAAACTGACTTCGACATGGAGAAGCTGCACGTCACGCTGATGTACGACAAGGCAAACCCTGCGTTGTTCCATCCCGGGTCGCCGCTCGAATACGAAGCGCGTGTCGTTGACGCCGATCTCTATGGCGATGAGCGTGACACTCTGGTGTTGAAGCTGTCGTCGTCCGGTCTTGAAGCGCGATTCAACTACCTGCGTCAGGCAGGCTACCGCCATTCGTATCCGACCTACAGCCCGCATCTGACGATCAAACATCCGGCAGATGAAAAGGATCTGGCGCTGGCAAAAGAAATGCTGGGGCAGGGTTTCTTCAATGAGCCTCTGGTGTTCGGCGGTGAGACGTGGGAGCCTATCGTTGAGAACTACTACGCCAAAGACTAACGGCGAATACTCGTCACTGTCTCGCAATCAAGTCGCACCTAGCTTAGTCAAGCAAGTAACGGCAGTGTTTGCGAAAGAGGTGGCGAGTGTCCACTTTGAAGTTGGTGTTGCCCCGCGAGGTAGACTTCGTGCTGACATTGTGGCGTTGAACATGAAGCGCCACATAGTCATTTGTGAAGTTAAAAGTTGCTGGGCCGACTTCTCCACCGACAACAAGTGGAAGCGCTATCTTGAATACAGCAACCAGTTCTATTTCGTCATCACCGACGCTCTTTGGGAATCTCACGGTGAAAAGCTCAAGGAGCAGTTGAAAGGTTCTGGTGCTGGTATCATGGTTTGCAGTCTGCGCAGCGGAGTTCGTCGCGTCGTGTCTGCATCGAAACGCCGTGTGCCGCCGCTGTATAAGTTGTGGCTCATTACCAAGCTCGCATGGATTGGCGGACAATCACGAGCACGGAGAATCAATTCATGAAAGTTCACATGAGCTTGAATGTCACTCGCGGCCCGCATCCAAGTTTGTCGTTTGGGCTAGACTTGGAAGAGGTGATCGAGTCTATCGCCCACAGCGATACGCAGGTGCCTGAAAGCGTTAACCTTGACGACGATGCTTCGCTGTCAACCGCACGCGCTCCGGATTCTGAAACCCGTAGCAGTGTGGTCAACAAGTTCGGGCCGCTGAATCTCACCACGAAAACCGAAGGCACCGACAAGTTCTCACTGGTCTGGCACAACCGCATGAACAACGCATCCATTGCACTGCACAAGTTCTCTAAGGGATCTTATGTTGTGGAATTGCGCGTAGCGGGCGGTGCGCCGGAACTCGTCAACTTCAAAGCCGTCGAGCACGCTGTTGCATTCGCGCTTCTCAACACTGACGTCAAAGGTGTGCAGGACGATCACGCGCTCAAAGCGCGCCGCTTCTTCTACCAGTATATTTGCGGACGTGAGCCGCGCGCCAAAGACGCAATCACGTTCACGAAAACCGCATGGCAAGTAAGCAAGCTGCGCGGCGAGGAAGTGAAGTTCAGTGAAGGCACGCTCGAACACATGGGCCGCCTGATGTTCCTGCTGCCGAAAGACCGTGCCATCATCTACACCTACGAAGACGGGAAGCAAGTTCGCCACACCGTCCCGTTCACCGAAATCTGGATGTGACCTATGAAAATTTCTGTAAGTGTGGCCCTCAACACCAAGGGGCCGAGCGCAAAAGTTAAAGAGAAGATGAAGGTAGCCCGCGCGGCACTCAAGCACCTCGTCAAGGTCGGCATGGGGAGCGGCGTAATCAATGCTGCCACTATGGATAAGATCATCGCATCACTCAACTCGCTGAAAGGCTACGACAAGCTGCCTGTCATCGGTGCGCAGATTGAAGTGGGTGAGCACTTCCGCGACGTCCTCAACCGCGATAAGGTGACGCCCGCACGTTTCGCCAAGTTCGTTGAGCGTGCTGGCAATCTCGCCTCTGCACTCACGGAGTTGCAGAAAGCGGCAGTCGCACCGTCCAACCATATCATCAAGTACCCTGCTGCGATGGGTGGCATGAGCACTGTGCCTGCTGACTTCTTCAAGGAGCTGCAAGCAGTTGCTCCCGAGAAAGCTGCGGCAATGTTCGAGCGCAGACTGAAACCCACCAACAAGGTGATCGCAGAGAAGAAGGTGCCTCCGTATCTGCGCACCGCACTTCGTAAGCGTGGTCTGAATCTGAAAGCTGTCTACAAGCTGATTCAGAAAAACGGTTTGACCGCCGAAGTGAAGAAGCAAGCCCTTCACCAGTTCGCCACTTGGGATGAGTCTTTCCAAGTGGCGTTGCGCACTGCAATCCGAGAACTCTAATGAGATTGCTCATTGAAGTCGGTGGCTTTCAAAGTCAGTCTGCCACCGACCCGCTGGTTCCCCATCATCGTGAATTGGTGAGTCGCATCCACCGGATGTTCAAGTCCGGTGACATTGCCGACCCCAAAGAAGCGCTGCGAGATTTCGAAGACTATGAGCGTGCAATCATGGGAGCGCAACACCATTGCGACCTTGGTTACGCACAACAACTTGAGCTTCCCGAATTCTCAAGGGGCGGTTCCTACGGCAATCGTTCACGCAACTGGACAGTGAACGTAATCAAAGGTCTCAAGGACACTACACTGTCGCGCCACGAACTTTCCAAGATCCTGCGCGGACAGAAAATCTACCGGAGCAAGAAATGAAATATCTCGTTATCGAAGGGCCAGACTTTAGCGGCAAGAGTTCTCTGATCAAAGAATTGGAGCGCCGTCTCACTGCTGCAAACTGTCCGGTCGAGCTTGTGTTTGAACCGGGTGGCACTCAATACGCAAATCATCTGCGCCGCTTGATGCTCGATGCTGAGTTCCGTAACTCTGTAGGTATCGAAGAAGCGCCTTGTGCCGAAGCCGAGCTGTTCGCAATGCTGTCTGCGCGTGCTGACCTCGTTCACCGTCGCGTGCTCCCGGCACTGGCCGAAGGGAAGATCGTTATCAGCGACCGTGGTTCACCGAGCACTGACGTTTACCAGTGCCACGACGAACCGTTGCGTGCAATCTTCCGTCGCTACAAACCGCTCGCGGTTCCAATCACCCCGCTCTACGTTTTCCTGACCATCGACTATGACACCTACGCCGAACGCCGTGCGAAGCGCGACGCTGAAAAGGGTCTGGATGAAATCGAAAAGCGTTACGTGGGCCGCCCGCGCTTTGAAGCACTGGCCGCAAGTTATCGACAGGCTGCGCTGCGTGAACAGAACGCCGTTCACATCGACGCTGTTGGAAAAACCGTAGAGCAGATCGCCGACGAGGTTATGCCTTACGTCACCAGCGAGGCGCGCGAATTGCAGTAAGGGTTAAACATGAAATATCAAAAGTCAGCATTCGGGGCGCTACTGCGCTCCCAGTTTTCCGATGTGATGGTTTCGGAATCCGCTGTTACTCCCAGCATTCGACTTGTGTTCCTCGGACGCAAACCGATCAAGTTGGACGGTAACGATGAGTGGGATGCCGAACTCGAAATGAATGACACGTTCGGTCTGTTCCGTGCTAACACTGCGCGATCCAAGCCTGCCGTCCTGTTCAAGATCGAGCGCAAGTGGGAAGCGTTCACGATGCCCAACCATGCAGACTTCATGCGTCTGCTGTGTGCGTCGAAGTTCCCCAAGAAGCTCGACCTCACCAACCTGCTTTATGCAGCCAAGACCCTTCCGCGCGGTCTGCAAAAGTTGTGGACGATGCAGGAAGATACCGACGTGGGCCGCTGGCATATCCGCGCTGGCGTCAGCATGTGGGTAGACAAGAACAAGCGCACCTATCTGGATTTCGATCTGCGTACCCCGTTGGAAGATTCAGTCGCCAAGACCGTAATCACCCAACTGCGCCGCGCGTTCGAGAAGAGTCAGTTGGCAGCAACCGAAGGCGGCGGCACGAAAGCCAAGCGTGTCACCCGTACCAAAGTCGAGACCGACGACACTCCGCTGCCGACCAGCATTCCAGAAGTTGAGCCGCAGGCAGGCACACGCAAAGACAAAGTTGTGGTGCAAAACAACTTGGCCTATGTCGCAGTGATGCGCAGTAAGAGCCGTGCCGATAGCGTGTGGGCCGTTTACAGCCCGACCGTCTCTGGTCTGACTGCCGCAATCACCAGCAAGGCCGTGGGCAACACCGATGCCGATTACGAAACGTACGAAGTGCGTCGCGTACCGCGCAAAGGCAAGCTGATCGAGCAACTGGGCAATCGCTGTGTGCTGCTGCAACGTGCGAGCGTTGAACCGGTATCCGAATTCGTGCGCATGAAGAAGCTGAACGTTCCGGTGGTGGATAACACCGAGCATGAAGTTGAACACGAACGTGATTCCAGCGAGATCGATTTGGACAAGTACGGTCATGTGAGTTGGAGTGAATACGACTCCAATACTGTGAACCTCACACTCGCCAAGTTGTTCAACGAAGGCTTCTTCGATGCCAAGATGCGTCCGCGCGTCACCACGAAGGGTCTGGTGTTCGACTACCCGCACGGCGTTGATGGCCGCTCTGCTGTTATCGGTGCTGCGCGCCGTGTCTATCAGTGGTTCTCATCTATTGGTGCCCACGTTGCGAACGTCCATGCCAAGTTCGCGCCGTCGAAAGCGCTGATTCGTTTTGAGTTCCCGCCGCTGCTGGATGCACAACGCGAGTCAATCCGCCGCCTGCTGGTAGACCCGCCGAAGCTCAACGCGCCGATGTATAAGCTGGACAAAGACACCGACATTCGTACCTTCCAAGTGTGGGACGTCAACATGTCAACTGGTGAAGTCCATCTGTACCCAGTACGTCAAGGCCGGACGCTCAACACCGAGCCAATGGTTGCTTACTACACGCAACTGCGCAAGATCATGGCGTAAACGAAAAAGGGAGACACCGCTCAAGTGTCTCCCTTTTCTTTTATCCGATCCGGAACGATTGACGGCGGTTGTTCACAGGCACATGGCTTACGTGAACCCAACCGCTGCGCGGGTCGTTCTTCTTGTGGAACTCAAGGATCAGTTGGTCGAATTCGAGATTCGCTTTGATCCAGTTGAACAGATCTTCGTTACTGACGCCTTTGACTTCGAAGTCGATTGCGTCGCCCTTGGGGTGCTGCTTGGCTGCGAAGTATCGCTTCCAACTTGCTTCTGTGTCGGGCAGCCCGAGTCGCTTTCTCCACGACGCATATGCTCCCGCACAAATCGCTTTCTCCAACGCCTCGCAGCGGAACCACGAATTGATTTCGACGTTTTGGACGCCATAATGTTGAGCCACTCTCTCCAATACGTTGACCGCGACGTTAATCGCGCGCTCGATTACTTCGGCAGGCGGTGTGTTGTTGATACCCAACTCTCTCGCCTTATCACTCTTCATAACATCAGCAAGTGTGAAGTTAGCACTGAGTTGCTGCATGGTTGTCTCCAAATACTGTAAATAGAGGGTAGGATTACAAGGAGCCTACCCATGTTGAAACACGAACATATTGTCGGAGCGTTGGCTACGGCATTCACTATCGCACAGCATAGCCCAAGCGAGCGGCGCAAAGTCGGTGCCGTTGTCATAGCGCGTGATGCGGTAGAAAACCGTCCGCACATTCTGGGCTGGGGAGCAAACGGAATGCCCACGGGCCACCAAACGAATTGCTGCGAGATTCCCGCACCTTCTGATTACGTGCCTTACGCGGGCGACCCACACGCCGGACTAGCCACGCACCCTGACGTTGTTCACGCCGAGCGCAGAGCATTGCGACAGGCAGGCGACCGTGCAAAGAACGCGATTGTCGTATGCACTGATACGCCGTGCCCCGACTGCATGGCAGAGCTTAACGCGCAGGGCATTTCGCAGTTCTACTATATGTTCGATTACCGCTTGCAAGGCCACTTGGCCGATGCACAGTTCGAAATTATCAGGATCGAGCCGTCAGAAGTTTACTCGTTCTTGTCACGCGCCGCTCACGCATTCGAAGCGCGCCTGCAACTGCAATCTCAATTCGAAGGAGACAAACAATGAACAGCAACGTACGCGCCGAAGTGGAAGGCACCGCCATCCAACACGTTATCGACAAAGCGCTCTACACCGACCGCCAGTACATGCGTGTCATGCGTCGCCTGCAAAGCAATGAGGCACTGGCGAAAGAGGCGCGCGGCCATCAACGCATCGGGATCCCCTACGTGTCTGTCTCGTTCCCCGACGTCGGAAACGTAATGCCGCTGGTGCGCTGCAAGAAACTTTTCCTGCTGCCGATGTTGCGTGAAATGCTTTGGTTACTCTCCGGCGACACCACCATCGACTACCTCAAACGCTGCAACGTTCACATCTGGGATACGTGGGTAATCCCTGGGACTGAGCGCTGGGTTCCGTTGTCGTGGAATGAGCGCTTGCACATTGTCGAGAAGCGCGGGCTGCTCGAATCGTTCAATGAACATTGCGGCGGTGACGATTCGGATGAGGCGGCTGCAATCTGGATGGCGTACAACAACATTCCGGAACGCCGTCTGATCGGCGGCGACCTTGGCCCTGTATACGGCGCGCAGTGGCGTAAGCAACGTGACGTGCAAACCTTCTTCACTGGTGCTGCATCGCCTTATCACGAACGTGACTCCAAACGTTACGCTGAACTGCTCGCCAAAGGTTACGTGCGTCTCGGCGATATGCCTGCGGGTGAAACCGGATACGATACCGTGGTACTCACCGGATTCATCGATCAACTCGGCGACGCGCTGGATCTGTTGGAACGTGACCCGGGAAGTTCGCGCATGGTTGTCAGCGCATGGAATGCTTCGCAGATTCCGGAAATGGCGCTGCCTCCGTGCCACTGCCTGTTCCAGTTCGTTGTCGGCAAACACCCGAACGCGCACCTGCTCCGTGAGTCGGACAACACACCGCACCTGAACCTCGACGTGGTGCAACGCAGTTGTGACGTGCCCGTTGGCGTGCCCTTCAATTGGGCATCGTACGCGACAATGCTCAAGACTATCGGCGCGGTAACTGACTTCGCAGTTGGCGGCCTCAACTACACCATGCACGACGTTCACTACTACAGCAACCAGAACGACGAAGGTCAACTTCGCAAACTGGATGCGCAGTTCGACGCGCTGCACCGTGAAGTGCATGACAGTCACGCAATGGCTGACACCGTGGAAGAAGCGATGGCGTGGTTGCCGAATCTGCATATCAACATTCCTGAGCACTTGAAAGCACGCTGGGCGAGCGAGAAATTCAGCTACAAGCAGAAGCTCGACATGTTCCTCGGTGCCGTGAAGGATTTGCCGGATGCCGAACTTTTGAAAGTGTTCGAGTACACTTACGAAGATGCGCAACCGCATATTGCGTTCCCTGTGAGCAAGTAACTATGAATGCACTCCCGCGCGGAGAAGATGGGCGGCTCGACGTGGCCGCCTGCCTTACCTTCATCCGCTACATTGAAGGTGAACACCTCAAGCCGCCGCAGTTGCGAAACCTTGCGCGCTTCCTTCGCAAGCGTTACGGCACACACGAAGAGGTTATTGCTTATCGTTGGTTCGCGTGTCCGGTACGTCCGCCCGTTGGTGCGCATATGCCCCTCAAGGTATCCGAAGTGTTCACCTCGTTTTCTGAGGG